ACAGTAGCTGTTCCTGATGATAAGGTTGCTTTACCTCTATAGATTAAGTCTGCTTGTGGTCCTTCTATAAATGAGTGTACTAGATAATGTGTGTCTTTTTTAGACTCAAGAGGATGGTCAATCTTAAAAGAACCAGAACCTTTTGATAATGCACCTGCTACAGCAACAGCACCACTACTGTTGATTGACATACGAGATGTACCGTTAAGGGTAGTTTGGTTAGCTCCTGTAAAAAATGCTATGTCGGTAGCACAATTTAAGTTTCCAATAAAATCAGAACCACCAATATTTACAATATTACTACTACCACCACATATGCCGTTTATAATATTAAAGTCTTCCTCTGAATTAGTTTTGTGTCTAATAGCAAGACCACCAGATTTATTTGTGCTATCGCTTACAGTATCAGAAATTCTAATGTATTTAGTGCTTGCATTGACTATATCTAAAGGTGCATCAATATCCGTTGTACCAATACCAACTCGCCCATTTGCATCAACTCTCATACGTTCTGTGTTAGCTGTTTTTACAGCGACTACATCATTTGTAGATAAATCTAACCCACTATCTTGGTCGCCACTCTGATTGACTACTGTATCGACTTCTATTTTGCTAACCATGTTTTACTCCTAACTCGGTTTTGTTGGGAAGGTTACTGAGGACATATCAAGCGATCCATTACTTGATAGCTTTGGTGATGCACCATCTGGTAAATCTCTAAGCTGTTGTCGATAGGTCTTCCAGTTATCTGCAAGAGTTACATCAGAATTTGCCATCCAATCTGTTTCGGCAAGCAACCCATTACGTTTCACTCTAAGCAATCGCATTGGCTCTGCATCTTCCAACGCTTTCTTTTTATCGCTTACTGCTTTCCATGTCGTTCCAAAGTCCTTTGGGTCTGCACTTTCAATGGCTGAATTATTTTTATCTGCTCCTGTAATTTTGCGAAACATTTGGTTAAACTCATCTTCTGTTGTAGGCTCTCCTCGTAGAACCCACTCTTTAATACCTAATGCAAATAGTGCAGCTGATATATCTATTTTCATTGAGCTATCTCCTGTACTTTAATTGAACTTGTGTAGTTATTACCATCATTAATTCTAAATCCCCCACTATGAAAACTCGCAAAATTTTGCATTTGTAGTTTTATTGTTTTTGCGTTTGTGTTTGTTGCACTTACAGTAACTTCTTTATGTAATCTATTAAAAACAGCTATTGATGATGCACCACCAATGGTAATCATCATTTCTCTAGCATCTCCAGATGCTGAAATATTAGAACCATCAACATTAATATCTACAGAGCCACCATTATCATCACTACTTCTAAAAATATAAGCATGAACAGAGTAACTGATATGTAAAAGACTTGATGCAAGTTTTGGTGTAAATGTAAATGAAGAACCACCCACATCAACATAAGAACTATTTGTTTCTGTTGTTATATCCGTAAAAGTATGAAAGTGTGTTTGAATAACATGACCTGCTGGCATAGCCACAGTTCCTGCTGTAGTCTTACCTTGTAGTGTATCGACTTGTACTGTATTGACTTGCAATGTACTCATACTATCACCAATACCCCAGATACAGTCACGGTTGCACTGCTACCTATTGTTATTGGACCTGCAGCAACAGCATTATTAGTTGCGTCTATGGTCAATGAATTACTAATTGTGTTTTCTGTTTGGCGAATAACTGGCTCATAGCTTGTGTCATCGCCTTTTTTTCCTATGCTATGCTCTGACATTAGGTTATCTCCATTATGCTCATAGTGACCGATACTTTATCTGAAACGGAACAATCTATCTGAATTTTATCGCCAGTTTCTAAAACAACTTTTCCACCTGCTAACACATTTATACTTTCTCCTACAGCAATAGGAACATTCTTAGCCAAAAATGTTGTTGTATTAGTTTCTGTTCGACCACCACCAGATGTTGTTGATACTAATTTTACTGATGCTGTTACTTGTGCAGTATGAATATTGGCTAGCATCAAACCAATAACCACAGTCGTTGTACTTCCGGGTACAGTATATAAGTCTTCTGGCGTACTAGCAGATGCAGGCATGACATCGTGACTTACTACCTTAAATGTATTTGCCATATTATTTCTCCTTTATCCTAACGCTATAGCAAGAGCCGTTGCATCATCTGTTGTTGCAGATGCAGATGCAGCATATGTTTTAATATCAGACGCAGGAATAGTCTTCATCGTTCCACCATCATTGATAATTATACCATCACTATCAGCTACGGTTATAGAACCACCAACAGATGTACCTCCATCTAGTAAATTTAGTTCACCTGCGTCTGCAGATACATTAGTGCCACCAATGTCAAGTGTTGTCATAGAGACTTCACCTGCTACGGTGACTACACCATCTGCTAATGTTATTAGGTCTGTATCATCTGTGTGACCAATAGTTGCACCATTAATATTAATATTATCAATAACAGCCTGAGTGATAGCAGAGTTAGTACCTAGTGTTACACCATCAATAGCCCCACTATCAATGTCTACTTTAGTGATGTCAACTTCACCAGTGCCATTAGGTGTGAGTGCAATATTGCCATCAGCACCATCAGCAATCGTAATTACCCCAGAATTTGTACCTGCATTAGTACTTAATGTTAAGTCACCTGTACCATTTGTGGTAATTGTTGCATTAGCATTATTGTCACCAACACGCACTGTGTCAGCATCAAGCTGAACATCACCAGTGCCATTTGGAGTGAGAGCAAGATTACCATTAGTGTTAGTGCTAATAATAGCGTTAGCATTAAGATTGATGTTACCAATAGTAGCACCACTACCGTTTAACTTTAGTCTTTCTGCTGCAGTAGCACCACTTGACATAGTTTTAAATACCATGTCAAACTCTTCAGAGGTAGGTGTAATACCAGTTGTTACAGACTCAATGACACCACCTGTCTCAAGTGTACCTGCTGCAGTCTCAGTAGAAAACTCAATACCAGTACCAATGCCCACGGCAGGTGTGCCACTGCTTTGTACTTGCAGTTTGAGTAGGTCAGTGACAGCATTTGTAGTGCTGTTTTCTACGTTAAGAGTGACACCTGTATCTGCTACATGTGTTATATTTACTTCACTATCTGCTCCAAGATTAATTATTGCGGCATCTGATGATAGACTTACATCATCACCTACATCTAAATCACCTGTGATATTAACATTTGTACTAACATCAATTTGACCAGTAACATTAATACCTGCAGAATCAGTATCAAGTTTTTTACTATTATCGTGATAAAGTTCTACTGCACCATCTTTATCCATAGCAATAAAAGTTTCAGTGCTTGTATCACTACGTAGAGTTATATTATTACCTTGAATAAATAACTCACCTGTATTGTTTTCTATAATACTGTCTGTGCCATCGTGGTATAATTCAAGGTCTGTTCCTGCACCAAGTTGAACTTTTTCATTGTCTCCTAAACTTAAACCGTCCATAGCAATACTACCAGTAACAGTAACACCTGTTGCTGTTGTTGCTAGTTTAACAGAATTGTCATGATATAAACTTACAGCACCATCCTCTACGAATTGTGCCATAACCTCTGAGCCATCATTCTTTCTGACTTCAACTGTGCTACCGTCTAATGCTAGTTTACCTGTGCCTGAATCTCTGATAATACTATTTGATGCATCGTGAAAAATTTGTAAATCTGCATCTGCACCAAAAGTAGCTTTAGCACTATCTGCAAACTCTAGTGCATTGTCACTGGCATCAAACACAATATTGTTTGCTGCACCTGTTAAAGTAACATCACCTGTAGTAGTTACGTTTACAAGATTAGCTGTACCTGCTAGGAACATATCTTTAAACTTTAACGATGTTGTACCAATATCTAGTGTGTTATTTGATTTAGGTTTTATCTCTGAAGTGCTTGCTACAAAATCTTGAGCAGGTCCAAGCACAGTGACAGGACCACCTTCGGCTGATGTGCCATCATGTGTGTGTCCTGAACTACTGTTAAAGGCAGCTTCAATGGCATCATATTCACCATCAAAGTCAGAAGCGTTTATAATGTTACCATCAGCAATATTATTACTGGTATCGGTTCTACTGTAGCCTGTTCCCATAATTTTTACTTTCTATCGTTTAGTCCATATTCAACTGTTAATGCATCTATTGAGTAGGGTGGGTTTGTGTTATCTGAATCAAACTGAAATGATACTGTAAATCCTGAACCTACAACTTGTGCTTCAAACAGTTTAAGTAACTTTTCACCAAATTTTGTACTACCAAATACGCCACTACCAAAAAACCCAACAACTCCCTGATTATTTAAGATACTAAGTGGTTCAGGTTGAATAGTACCTGAACCGTCAAAGTCTAGTTTTAGACTTACATTAAATGCAACACTACCTTGGGGGTCAGTGTACAAAAATACTTTGTAAAATGTTTTTCTTCTACGTGGGTCATCTATAGCTATATGTGGTGTAGCAAATGTAGTTTTAATATTTGAACCATCAAATGAGTTGCCACTTTCCATTTGATATAAGTAACCATCGTTGTTTGAGAACAGCACTACCTCTGTATTCTGATTATAATTACTGTCTGCTACGTAAGCTCTTATACCTCGTGTCTCTGCCCAAGCCATGCCCTCACCACCTTGAGGAGCAAACTGTGTTGCCAATATACCTTGAGCATTTTCTTGTGTAATATTATTGTTATAACCAAGTATTCTATACTGTGACTTTTCACGAATTACACAACTTGTAAATGACGTATTAGCAGAAACCAAACTTGTCATTGTATCTTGAATTGTTTTAGATACTACGGCTAGTCCAAAGTCTCCTATTCTGTCTGTTCCACTAACGAGTCTTAACCCATCAGGACCAAGAAACATTATGTCACCACCTATTTCTTGTACAGTGTCTGAATCAATACATCCAATGTCTTTTGTAATTGGCTGTAGGTTAAAGTCTGCAACGGTACTACCTACTAACTGGTGAATGCTAGTCTCTGTAAAGATAATTAGCTGTTGTCTAAATACTGCTAGTGCAGTGACTGTACCACCAACATTTATACTTCCTGAACCATTTGCTGCTGAAAAGTCTGTATCTGTATATGGTGCAGTAAATGTTACTGTCGAACCTTTAGCAAAGAATAAATGGTTTTTAAATTCTGCTGTAAAAGTTGAACCAATTACGTCTGTAGGTGCATCTAATAAAACTGTAAATGTAGCGTTGTCATAAAGTGCAGGTTCATTCAAACCATCAACAATTGCAATTTTTTCTGTACCATTAAAGTTATACTTAGCAAATCTAGTTTTATTAGCACCTTCTCTGCTTGTTGATAAGAAAGTAATTGCTGCGTTATCAGCAGGACTACTTGCAAGTGCAGGATTAATTGACAGTGTAGCTTCACCTGATGAAACTGTGGCATTTGATAGAACTGTGTATACTTTGTCTATACCTGCAACTTTAAATACGTCACCTGCTTGTGGTGCAGAATCTAAACCATCAATCGCTAGACTGCTACCAGTTTGACTACCTGCATTTACAAGTGGAGTGCCGTAGTCTGGTACATTAATCTTTGTAAAGCCACTGCCACCAGTTTTAAATATGTCAGCATTTTTGCAAACAATTGCACTGTCTTCCCATGATGCAACACCTATAGTCAAATAACTAGATGTTGTTGTTTTAAAAGTTACAGCTGCTGCATTTGCAGGGCTACTTGCTAACGAGGTTGAAAGAGTTAATGTAGCTCTATTGTTTGTAGCATCAAAACTAACACCCCCAGATGCAATTGTATAAGTGCCACTAACTCCTGCTATTTCTAAAGTATCACCTACAACTGGTGTAGTGTGTATTGCAGCTATTATTAATGTTGTTCCAGATTGACTAGCCCCATGTACTACAGGTGAGCCATATGGAGGAATGATATTACTGTCATACTTATCAAATCCCTCAATCCGTCTATAACCACCCTCAACAGATGGTTCAAAGTTACGTAGTATTCTTGCACTTCCCGGAGCATTTGTACCTTGTTGCAGAGGGGAAAGATTTGTTATAAGACCACCACGAAACTCAACTGGATAGGTTTGCCATGCATCCATTGTGTTAGCCTTTAAATATTAAAACCAGTACTTACTCCACCTGTACCACTAGTAACCATATATGACCTTACATATGGCGTTCTATTTATAAGTTGTGAACGCATATACTTAATACCTTCGTCAAATTTTTGTTTCATTACCATTGCATCTTGTGTGTTACCTCTAAATAGATAACCGTAGTGCATTGCACCATCTACAATAACGTGTTGAAATCTTTCTGGAATTGTTGGGGCATCTGTTGCTGCAGATAAATCTGATGGAAAAGTATAATATTCATACACCAGTTCATATGCTTTGTCTGGTTCTGGTGTCATAATATATTTTAAGTCAGGTGCTTGTGCTACCTGTTTAGGTATACCTTGACCAGTAGATGAACTATACTCTTGTTGTACATATCTATCTAGATAATCTTCATATACAATTTCTGTAAGACGTGTGGTGGAATTGCCTAATGTAGTATTCTCTTTAATACGGAATGAATTAAAGTTAATTATTTTGGCATCTGTGGGAAAAGCATAACGGCTTGTGTTAGCAGTTAATGTTTGTTCTTTTGTAGTATGATTGAAAGACCAAAAGTATTCTGACTGATTTATGTATCTAATAGAAGCATTAACTGCATCTTTAGCTTGTGAGTAAAAACCTATAGCTGAAGCAAAATTAGATGAGGTAAGTTCTACCTCATTCAATCTTCTGTTCATTGCATTTACTAAGCCAAGAAAATTATAAGCCATTCAATATATCCTTCTTTAGGATTGTTTTGTCATATCTAGTATGATGTTATATGTTTCTGTGTTTGCAGCTCCAACGGTTGTAAACATGATGTCACCTGTTTTACCTGAACCTGCATTGTTTTGTAATCCACCAAAATGTGAGAAATCATAGTATCCTTCGGTATCTAATAGTTTGTATGCTTCCACATCTGAAGATGCGTCCCAAAGTATCTGTACTTTCATTCCATCATTTACAAAATGTATTCTATCTATTGTTACACCTGTGCATGTAGCACCTTTTTCACCTGCAGTAAATGCACTTACATCTACTTTTTGAACGGCACTCTCTCCTGTGCCGTCACTTACATTGGTAAACTTCATAACTAACCTGTAAGGTGTATCTAATATTGTTTGACTTGTGACTGTATCTGCCATTGTTATTCCTTTATGTTAAAATAGAGGGCAGGTCAATCCTGTTACACCTGCCCCCTAAGTTTTAATTTAGGCTAGTTGATCTCTGCCAACTTCGTCAGCATTCAACGCACCTTGATCGTCAACATCCATGCATACAGCAAACATTCGGATTACACCACCTGTTGTTGTACCTGTCATTGCTTGGATTTCAATGTCAATAGTGTCAGAAGTTCCACCAATAAGAACAGGAGTTTGTCCTGCCTTAAAAGCGTAGTCTCCAACAGAAGCTCCGTCAAAGTCAAAGCCATCAACAAAGTTGTCCAAGTCACCTCCAGTAACACCAAAGTCAAAATCAGTGTCGGTTGAAGTACCTGCGTGAGCAGTTGTTACTTCAAAACCTGCAGCGATAATGAGTGTGTTAGCAGGAATAGTTAGACCGGGAATCACATCATTTGCAGCAAGGGCAGTACCCTTATCACTTGCAGCTGTTGCAAAATTCAAGTCAGCTTGAATCATGTATGGCTGTCTTCCCCTAGCCATACTACCTCTAGCTACAGAGGTTGTATTATCACCTAATGCCATGATTTACCTCCCTTAGAATTTTGATACATATATAGCACGAGTAAGTGCTTCAGGTCGTAATACCTTACGTCCATAGAGATGCATACCTCTGACGATGTCAGCAAAGCTGTCAGGGTCACGATATGTCTCTGTTTTGTTGAT